TAGATACAGTAACACTCGCACCACCACCACTAATACCAGTTAAATTAGAACCATCACCATAATATTTGTATGCAGTGACAATACCAACTGCTAAGACTGCTGTATTACTTGAATCTACTGCAGATACATTTGTTGTGCCTATACCTACATTTGATGTAGTATGAATACCAGCACTATTTGTGCTCCACGCTATAAATGATGATAAAGAACTTAATACGCCAGCATTAGCATCAACCCACTGTTGACTATCTCCATCATTGTAATATATTTTTAAAGATCCAGTATCACTTTCCCACCACAGATCACCATCATTTGGATTCGGTGGAGCGTTGTCCGATATTGTAACAGTCTCACTTCCACCTGAAGTTTCAACCCACTGATTACTATCACCATCAGTATAGTAGATGTAAAGTTCACCTATATCACTATCCCACCATAAATCTCCGTTTGCTGGTGTGGGACTTGTTGGTGGATTTGATGATACTGTTACGTTAGCACCACCAGATCCACCGCCACCGCCACCTCCTCCACCACTTCCAGAGGTGGTTCCAATTCCACTATTCGCTAATACCCATTGGGCACTATTAATATCTTGATAATATACATTTAATTCACCTTCATCACTATCCCACCATAACTCTCCTGATCTTGGATTAGGTGGTGCAAGTGTTGATATTGATACAGGTGTAACCGTGATTGTAGATATAGTTCCACTTGCAGTTGCAGTAACAGCAGCACCAACAAAGTTTAATTTTGATACAGTGTTTGCAGTTCCTACTAATGTTCCTTCATCGAATATTGATATTCCATTAACAAGGGTTGCTGGTAAATCTTCCTGCCAGTATCTGTCATATGTGTTCCCATTTGGGACTGTAATTAATTTGTAATAAGTTCCTGATGCTGGTAAACTTTTTTCACCAGGAAAACCCAAGTTAGGTTCTACCTGACCTGGTTCAACATACAGATGTCTATCTGTACTTAATCCAGAAAATCCAACAATCTTGGATCTTCCACTTAAATATCGCTGACTAGATCTTCTTCCTTCAGCCATTATGCAGTGCTATTTTCTAGGATACTCGCAATGAATTCCATTTGAAGTGGTGCGACTAATCCACCAGAAGATGAAATTCCAACACTAACTGCAATCGTTGTAGTAGTTGTTGATGCAATCGCAATATTAGTTCCTGAATATGGGTCGGTTGATCTTGGATATCCATGCTCTGTGGAGTTACCATCTTGTGTGCAAGTGAAAATAATGGAATTGTCTGCTATTTGAACGGTGTTACTTCCTGCAACCAATCCATGTCCAGCACCTAAAGTTAAGGTCAGCACACCATCAATCCCTGTATATGTTGCAAAAGATGGTGTAAACTGTGCTCCAGTATTTGCAGTGACTGCATTGCTCCTCGAACGAACAAAATAATGTATCGCTGGATTATAAAAGTGTGGGTATCCTTTTGAACTACCTATAACTGCTGTAAATGTCCTTGATATACCAACTGCATTTGTTATTTCATCTACGACATATGATTGCTGTGGATCAGGGAATATTGTAGTTGTAATACCTGTGCTCCCTGAACAAGTGAAAGCAATACCACTCATTGTAATTGGATCACCCACATTGAAATTATGTGGACTCATGGTAGTAACTGTAGCTACACCAGTTGGTTCATGATAAACAACATTCGTAATTGTTCCTACGCCTGATTGTACGCCTCTTAAAAATAATCTATCTAGTATTAAGGGTGTTTTCTCTAAAACCAATCTACCATCAATCAATATCGCTGCATCATTGGGTGGTATCTCGATATCCTTAATTACTCTTATATCTCTTTTATTACCTGTGCTTCTTGATTCTCTTCGATGAATTAAAGTTGCTGTTGGAAATGTTTGCCCGATTCCTACATTAGATACTTGTGCATACAGCAAAATTGCAGTAGTTCCAGTAGGAACTTCATAAAGTTTCTGCTCACCTGGTGCGACAGGAACAGCGATAGATAGAAACTTATTGACTGGTGCAATTGCCATATTATTTTATTATCCTCCCAGTGCAAGAATTAGTGGGGTAAGGTTTGCTTGTATCGCTCTATTAAAGTCTCTTCCAGAAATAGTTGAAGTAGTTTGGTTAATTTCTAATCCTTGACCAATTCTAAAATTACCTTTCTGATCGGTGCTGGTGAATGGAACTTGACCTCCATTTATTGCAACAATTTCATTCGCAGGAATTGGTTCACCACCTTGGAAGGGGTTTGCTCTATTTATGTCGGTACCTGCACCTACGTACTCAAAAGAGTGTGAACTAGTAATGATACGACTAATTCTTAAAAACTCAACACCAACACCCTGAGCAACACTATATGGTATAAACTCATTGAATGTCACTGTAGTTAGTCCAGCGTTCACACCACTTTGAACTGGTTCAGTCGCATCATCAACTGTAAACAATATTGGATCAGTAATCGCAATACCAACAGCACCACCAGTTCCACTGAATGTAACTTCGATTGGTTGAATTGGTAAGAAGTTTCTACCACTTGCAATCACATCTACTGATGTAATTGTTCCAGCAGCACTCACATTAGCAGATAGTTCAGCAAGAATACCTTCAGGACCTGCTGGTGCGGTGACTAACACGTTAGGTGGAGCAGCAGCACTATATCCAGATCCACCATTAGTTATCTTGATACTTCGGATAGTTCTCATGGGTTGTGTGAGAATACCACTATAACCAGCAACTTCAGGATAATCAGATAGATTTATTTTAAAGAATAATGATTGACCGTCAAATGGTTTACGAATATTATTATCAACATCTCTTACGTTTAAGAATTGGAATACATCACTTTCAGCAGTTGCTCCACCCGTTGTGACTCCAGTAAACTCTGCAAGACTTGTTCCATCAGCGACTAATCCAAAATCACCAAATGATGAGTTAGAGTTTGTTAAATCACACTGTCCACCAGTTCCAGCAAAGATACCAATATGACTATTAATTGTAAAGATAGAAACTAACTGTGCATACGCTTTATTAGTCACGGACACACCAATACCTGCCTCATTATATTGTGTGAATGAATCACACACCATACTTCTTAAATCTTGTCCAAGATTATTAGTTCCAGAATATGAAGCATCAGCGTATCTTCCATCAATCTTTAATCCAATACTACCTGTGATAAAGTTGGTGCAGTTTCTTGCATAAGGTGATCTCCATCTACCACTAGGACCTTCATTCGCAGGACCAGGTCCAATGTATCCACTTCTTGTCGCTGTTGCGTCACCAGCATCAATATCTGCCTGTATAGGTGGAAAAGCAAGACAACCACAACCCTCATGTAATACACCAAAGTTAGCAGCAGCGAAGTTTAAGTTTTCAACAAGACAACCTCTCCTTACATGAAAGATATCATCATTTACATTATTAGGCACTACGGTTACTAATCTTAAATCTTGTCCAGAGATTGATACGTCAGTTCTCAAACCAACTGGATTATTTTCAAAGTATACACCTGGTCTTACGTAAATTGTATCACCGTCAAGAGCAACTGCAGCAGCACCACCTATTGTTGCCTTTGCATCACCTTCTAGTAAACCAGAATTACTGTCATTTCCATCTTTTGTTACATATAAAATATTTGTTGTCTCAACACCTGGTGGTCTCCATGATACACCAGTTCCAACAGACGATAATCTGTAATCAGTCTTACCAGCAGCAACACTTCCATTAATGTCGATAAGACTTGAATTTAACTCAACAGTCCCATCAAATACTGCAGCACCATCTACTTCTAATTCATTTTTAAGTGTCGTCTTTTGGAATACATCAAGTGAACTAAAGAAGGTAGAGGCACTTCCAACAGTCAATATCCCAACTACACCAACCTCTCCAACTGTAAGCAAATTATCAAATGGATTAAAAATTAACCCCTGACTAGCATCAATCTTTAATTTATGAAAAGTATTTGTTGCAGTTGAATCAATAAAAGTTATTGGGTGTGAAGAGTTCGCATCTGTTGAATCAACATCAATAAAGTTTGTGTTTGTAGATAAACCAGCAGTGAGAGCAAACCCTGCTGTTGCTGCAAACGTCGCTATACCTGCAAAATCAGAGAATGTAGCAAAACCAGCACGGTGTGAATTTGTTGCGAATCCTGCGATAGTTGCAACACCAGCAATGTTAGCGAATGTTGAGATACCAGCAAAGTCAGAGAAGGTTGCAAAACCTGCCCTTTTTGCCTCAGTTGCTAATATTGAAGTTGATATTGTTCCTGTTGTAAATCCTGTTATTATTAAATCTTTACCTATGAATACAGAATCATTAAACCTAGAAAGTTCATCAACAGTTAATCCATCTAAAGTTGTATCTCCATCTACATTTAAATCCTGATCAAAATCAACATCATTAAGAACATTTAAAGTATCTCTTAAAGTTGCAGGACCATCTACATCAAGGGTGCTATTTAAATAAGTAACTCCATCAACATCAAGATCATTTCTAATTCTCGCTGATCCATTTACATCAAGGGGTTTTGTTGGATTAGATATATTGATACCAACGTTTGATGTCGTGTGTATTCCTGAAGCGTTTTTTACCCAGAATGATCTAATATCAACATCTAGTATGCCACTACCACCATCTGTTCCAAATACAATATCACCACCACTTCTCGTTCCAATTAAATTGATTGTAGTAAATGAGCTAACACCAATGTTAATACCTTCATTTTGAGCGAAGAATCCATCAACTAAAGATGTTGGAGGTGCTGGAACCCAACGTATTCCTCCAGCATCCTTACTTAAGAAATTTCCAACATTACCTGGTGTATTATCTGAGTCATATATTTGCTCATCAATATGAACAGATCCACCAATATCTAATTTCTGATCTGGTAAAGTGCTATTGATACCAACATTACCTGCCCTTGTTCCAGTTCCTTTAATTGTAAAAAATTCATTTCCAGTATTGATAAATTGAAAACTATCAGTTACAGTTAGAAAACCAACTTGTAGATTATCAATCTCAGGTAAAATAGCATTTGTAAAGGTAGCAATACCTGTCGAAAAAAGATTTCTTAAAGTTAAATCTGTAATATCAATGGTGCCTGTAATATCAACATCATTGAATGTCGAGATACCAGAAACATTTAATTGATCTAAATCAAGACTATCAGTTCCATCAAAATTATAATATAAATTTCCATAAACATATAGATCCTCGTAGACACGAACATCCTTATTAAACCAAGCCTCTTGACCTGTTATCTCTGGTTCTACATTAGGATTTGGATCTGTTGCAGCCATATTAATATCCTGAAGGTATCAAACCTTTTCCTAGATTCACAAACGCTTCATTACTTTGTAATTGTTGACCAAATGATTGTATGTTACCACCTAGTGCTGCACCTGGTCCTTGTGCAAATGATTGTAATTGTGGAGCAACTGTGCCCGCAAGAGATTGAAGTTGAGGTCCTGCTGTTCCAGCGAGTGATGATAGTTGACCCGTTAATCCTGATAATTGACCAGTTGGTAATTGACTGGTTAATCCTGATAGTTGACTCGCCATACCAGGAAGTTGTCCAGTTATTCCTGCTAAAGCACCACCACCAGCAAGTGCTGTAAAACCAGGTGCTAAATCATTAATACCATCAAAAATACCTGCTGCATCTGTAAGACCTTTCTCTAAGAAACCTGCAAGTGAACCAGGACCTATAAATGATCCTGCTGTAATTGATTGCATGAATGTTTTTGGAACAAGATTACCTTTCTTACCACGACTCCAAATCTTAGGTGCTTGTAAACTTATTTCATCAGCTGCTTCCATACGTATCTTTCTTGCCTTCATTTTGATTTCATCATTCGCAGTAAGACGGATATTATCCCCCTTTATTCTTACATCACCATTTTGATTAACTTGAATATCAATTGATCCCTTACGACTGTGTATTAAAATATCTGTTCCTTTTGGGTTATTTTTCTGTCCAGCGACCATTTCAATGCTAACATCAGAGTTCATTTGAACTTTACCATCACCCTTCATTGCAAGAGTGAATTTATCACCTTTATTAGTCGTGCTAAAAAGTCGAAACGCATCCTTCCCTCCTACACCCTCAGTCGGATTATCAACATCAAAATATAATCCAGGACCAAATGATTTCTTGTATCTTTTATACCAGTTTTCTTTACGTCCAGCCATATGTTTTTTAATTATTTATCTGTGGTTATAAACTTTCTTGAGGGGTATCATAGATCACCTCATGAGGAGTGGTTGTATGTGCTGCACCAACCATCTTCTTACCAGTGTTAGGATGAACATGGAAGTCACCGTAGTATGGTTCTCCTTTTACATATCCAACGAGATTATCAGTTCTTGGAGCGACACAATCAATTTGTTGTTTCACAACACCTTGATACTCAGGTCTTTCATCTATTGTAGCAAACATAAGAGCATCTCGACCTGTAGTTGAATTTACAGTAAGTTCAACAACTTCTTCCACTGCTATCGTAGTAATTGGTTTAACTTTAACAATCGCACCACTTTGTATCACAATATCATAATCATTTCCAATATTATCAGTTACAGTATCACCCTCAGCATATCCAGAACCTGGATTAATTATATTCACATCAACAACCGCCATCTGAGGTTGATCACTCACAGGGTAATTTTCACCCTCTGATACAACATAGATGTTTACCTTTCCATCCTTTACAGTTGCTCTTGCCTGTGCACCGATTCCTTGATCACAATTATCTACAATTTCTACGAAAGGTGGGAACTGATAATTATTACCAGGATTCGTCATTTTTATATCAATAATACTTCCTGTTCTTTTTGATCCAGTGCCAACTATATTACCAAAGATAGGAATTGCCTCAGCACCAAAACCACCACCTCCAAATATATTAATTTTTGGTGGTTCACATATTGTTGGAAGTCCTGAGTAGCAATCACTGATTGAACTTTTGAAACCAGGTACTTTCATTTCTGAATTAAAAATATCTAAAGCACCAGCAATATCTTGAATTCCATCAAGGGGGAATCCTGTAAGTTTTGCTGCTTGACTAATCGCCCATGCAGCATTTGCATCCTTTACAATTTTATCCAAGTCTTTAGGACTAGATGATATCGGACCATAACCTAGACGATATCGACAAGGACCTAATTCATCTCTCTTTACAGGTTCGTTACATCCTCTTAAACCTACCTGACCTGCAATAGAGGCACCTCCCGTATTTCTGATTACATCTCTGATATCAAATCCTTTCTTACCACCGAAAAATCTTAAAATTTTGTCTAATCCACCTAAAGCACCAGCCATTCCACCACCAACTTTCTCAATAATTCCATTTGTAATCGCACCAACGGTCTGATCACCGACACAATCCGTAAAATTAAAAACATTATCAACAACAGAGTTTAAAATATCTTCAGTCATTCCACCAAGATCTGCAATAATATTATTCGCAAGACAACCAATTAAGTTCTCTGCCTTATTCAAAGGTCCCAACATGGCATTTTGTGCTGCTACTCCTGCTAGATGTGCGATTGCTGGATTTTGAGTCGCTGCTAATACTTTACCAAAAACACCATCATACAAAACTCTTAAACCTACTTTTCCAATTGGTATAATCTCATTAAATGCATGATCAACCATACCACTAACCATCACTCCAGATTTTCTTACAACACTCTCAGTTGTGCTTCTTACAAGACCTTTAACTTTATCACGAAAAAATTCATTTCCAAAATCCATCTTACCTTTAAGTGCTTGCACATCTTTGACTAATCCTAAGACATCATTTTTTATACCATCCGTTGGTCCAGTATCACATAAATTGACTATTTGACCAGTTGTGCTGTCTGTAGTGTGAATTTCATTTGTAGGATCATTTTGTTGTCGATCATTTGCTTGCCCTTGAGTTACCTGAACATTTGATATATCAGAATTTTCTGTATTATCGTTTGAACTTGATTTATTAATTGCATATCCGTCTTCTTGAAATTCTTTATCATATCCACCAAATACACCAAATGGTGATGGAGGTGCACCATCTTTCTTCCATAACTTTTTAAGATCATCCCATTGTGTTGTATTTGCAAAAGCACCCATTATCATCGGCACCTGTGCGTTATGTCCATCTAAGAAAAATCCAACAACTACATCACCCTGTGCTAATCGAACTGTTTCAGCAGTATTCTGTGATCCAGAATTACCAGCAGTAGTTAATACTTGTGCCCAAGGTAAATCCTCATCTTTCAATTCAGCAATTGAATATGGGTGATAACCCATGATACGAACTTTATATCTTTGTCCCCATGCCTTTTTTGATTCTGTAGATATTTTTCCATAATTATCTATCCATACTTTCTCAGGTGCAATTTGTCCTATCCACCAGACAAACCCATCTTTACCAATAAAATTTTGTTTTATAAATGAATCCATTATTTACTTATCTCCCCAAAGGCATCTCTTACTAAAGTTAAAGAAGTGACAGATTGATTTGCATCAAAACTATGACATAAACTTTTAATCATATAATTTCCACTCTGTCTTCGATCATGTTCCTTCGCTTCCATGTTTGCATTTAAGAACTTTATATTTATTATATCACCCACCACCAAATTAGTGTTTAAAGGGACAAGCATGTTTACAATTTGAGTGAACAAAACTTGATATCTCATTAATGCCTGTCTCTGCCATAGTGTAGGAGTTGAACCTTTTTCAATACTTGGTTCAAATTGAAGTGCTCCCCTATCAGCAACCATTGTAATCATACGACTTGGTAGACTTCCTAGATTTTGTTTTTCATCATTTAACAATACAGGTATTTCTGGAGTTGCTCCAAGTGTTTCTACATCTTCAGTTTTAACAACATTATCTGATTTTTCAGGTTTTGAAAAATTTATTTTTTGGTTAGTTGAATCATCTAATGTAAATTTGCCCTGCTCTTCTGTCGTAAAATAACCTGTTAAAGGATCAAACTCCATAATATGACTACTAAATTGACCTAACATTAATTTAGTTAAAAGATCATTATTTTGACTTACATTATAACTTATAATAGTATCATCAAGAGTATCAATTATTCTTGAACTCTGAGTAAATTTTCTCTCAAAATATGTAAATTTAGGATCACTTTTACCTTTTATTAGCGACTCTATTGATCTAAAATTAAATCCATCCTTAGTCTGATAGAAAAAATATCCTGGTAATCCTTTTTCAGGTTGTGATTTTGACGCTAACCATACAAGTGTATGAAATGGTGTTTTCAAGTTTCCAATAAATGGATAAGTATTTACAGTTCGATCTATATTTTTTTCATCTATAGTAGATGCTAACTTTGTTTCAATAATCTTTTTAACAGTATCACTTATCGGAGAAGTTTTATAATATTTCTCAGATAGTCTTGATGTTTCATTTGTGATCGCCTCTCTTGATACTAAATCAAGTGTGAATAGTTCTTTTGCACCATCAGAAAATTGTCTTGAAACATTTGAAACATAAAGATAGGTATCAGGTGTATCAAATTTTAATGGTTTATTAGTTTTAGTATTTGGTGCTATATTAATTTTCACTCTTTCACCACCACGAATTGGTAGACCACTATAAACAGTCTCAAGTACATCACCTGCTGCGTTAGTTGCATTACCTGCACTTGCAACTAATATTTCTGCAGTAATAGTAGGAGAAAAAAGATCTTCAAAATAATTAAATTTAACAACACCTAATCTTAGATCGAGTGTATCTCCTTTCCCTGTTGTCGTTTCAGCAGAGATTTCTATATCTTCGTAGATTGATGAATTTATAGCAGACATTCTAGTTTCTTATTGATCTGTATAAGTCTTTTAATTTAATATTTAAATCACTATTATTTATGTCACTTGTATCAGAGTCTGCAGAATTTCTAATAGGAGAAAGACTCTCTCCACCAGGCACCTCTATTGGTATACGAATTTCTTTAACACGTTTATTTGGTGGTGTAAAATCAAACAATTTTGATTTTATTTTTCCTAATCTATCTTCAACATTTGCAGTAAAATCAATCATTTTTTCTCTCATAATATCACCAGGTGTAATCTCAGAAAAAGCACCTGCTTCAAAATCACCACTTGAACCTGGTGGGGGTGGAGGGTTTAGAAATGGATTATCAATTGTTTGATCATATTGTTGACCGATAGGAAAAATTCCATTTTCTGATAATTGTTGTGCTAATCTAGTATAATCATTAAGAGCCATGTAAGAAACTATTCCAGTTTTTGTATCTTCCAGAAGAACTGCTCCTTCAAATTTTGAAGTTCGAGTTCTTAATAAATCATCTAATTTAGCAAATTCTCTATTTTCAAGCAATTTCTTTTGTTCTGCGGTAATTTCACCTCCAGTTTTTTCCTTAAAAACTTCTAATCCCTGTTTTATAAGATTTTCTAAAAACTCATCTCCAGATGTGCCTTCCTCCTCTCCTTGTGGTTGATCTTCATCCCCATCTTCTTTAGGTTCTCCTTCAGGCAAGGGTAATTGACCTTTTTTAATTTTATCATACAACTCACCTATACCTATATCATATGCAATCTCCCTCTCACTACGACCAACAAATTTTTTAATTGTTCTCATAGTATTTACTGTGATCTTAGTAAAAGAGTCAGTCACTCTCTTCATGAAATTCTTAACTTGATTTAAAAATGGTTCAAAATTAATTCTTGTTAAAAGTTCAGCGATTTCACCAAATCGTGCTCCGAGTCCTGTAAAAAATAAACTCAATCCATTTACAAATTTGTTCAAGATTCCAAAAAACTTTTTAAGTCTATTCATCACACCTTGTGCAAGTTTTATAATCTTAGGGAAATTTAAGATTGACCAACCAATTATGATTGTTCCAACGAAATCGAGTATTCTACCCAAAAATCCTTTTGAAGTTCTCCTAATTACTTTATTACCTGCTTTTAACGCTCCTAAGACTCCACTTGCCTCTAAAAGATCTTCCTTTTCTCTTCTACGATTATTATCTCTTCTTCTCGCAAATAGTTTAGAAGACATGGTTAGACCATCCCTCTTTACTTTATTTCTTTTTTCTACATTATCTGATATCTGATTAGATTGTTTTTGAGCATTTTTAATTGACTCTGTTAATCCAGATAGAGATTTATTAATTGAATCTAAATTTATTATTGATCTCATACTATTACGTTATACAGAAGATGAGAATTTAGAACATAAGGGTTTTTATCATTTATTGATGGTGTAACCATCAATAATGCACCTCTACCCTCTGCAGTTACAGGTTGAGATGGTCGTTGAGTTGGTTCCACGACAATGTTAGGTATATTACTTTGTTCAATATTTTTAAAAATATCATCAAAATTATTCACATTTCCAGAAATTGCATTTGATACTTCTGCTGAATCTAAAAGAGAAACAAGTTGAGGTGAAAATGCACCACCGAGTCCAAGGACTCCTGAGAATGTTGACAGGAGGAATCCACCGACTTTAGCAAATCTGTTCGGACTTTTTTGTAATCTATCACCTAACCTATTTAAACCTCCAGCAGCAATTAAACCACCGATAGATTGAGCGGTTGCAACGTTAGGGTCTGTTCCTTGATTGATTGCAAACTCTCGCAATTGAAAAGCACCAAGAATATTAAATAAATTACCACTAGTTCCTCCAACACGATTCCGTCTTCGATTATTCGGTAATCTTGGGTTTCCACGAATGGGAGGTATTGATATACCACCAAGTCCTGCAGCTGCAAGAGCAACCAATGCTGCACCAGCTGCTTTTGCAACACTAAAGATTAAAGTGATTGGTTTTAATAATAAATTTGATATTGCTATTCGACCCATGAAAAATGCTAATTGAGTCAGGGATCTTATCGCTAATCCTAATCCACCATTAATCGCTACGAATATTGCACCAGCTGCAGTCAATTGCTTTACGATTACATCACCAATACCTTTTAGTGCCTTTTCATCACCCTTCACCAATGCTTCAATTGTTTTTATAACTCTACCTACTAAAAAACCACCAAGTAAAATATTAAAGAAACTAATTAATCTACCTAAAGTAAATCTAACCTTTGCACCAATCCTTTGCACTGGTGCAAATAATGCTGCTTGTATTCCTCTTTCTAATGTATTCTCTGTTCCCCTTCTTGCATTTCGATCAGCAAGCATCTGTGCTTGTTTTTGTTCCTGAGCGATTCTTAAATTCTCTATTGCTGCTGAATCTTTTATTCCTGTTGATACTTTAACTAGAGATAATGATAATTCACGAAGTTGACCTGTAACATTCACAAGAGTCAAATTTATAGTATTAATTGCTGACTGATTTTTTCTTACGACACCACGAATTTGCTCATCACTTTCAGCACTCTGACGTTGAAATAGTGCAAGAGATGAGATTGGTCTTCGAGGTGCAGGAGTTATATTAAAACTTGTGAACGCAGATGATGAGATCTTCTGTTCCTGCTGACCATCTTGTTGTTGGTCTTCATCCATTGATACCGTTTTCCTGTTGTTGCTTTAACTTTTCCTCCTCAATATACTGTTGAAGGAGTGTGAGATAGATATCTCTTTCCCACGGAATCATATTTTCTAGCTCTGTCAAACTATATTTATGATGTTGTATCAAGGCAAAATTTGTTTTGTAGTATGACTCAAGATCCTCATGAGCCATACCTAGACGAAAAAAGCGTTCAATCCCTCTAATACAACATCACTTTCAACTTTTGTTTTTGGATTTGTTACCTTGATCGTATGTGATAACTTAGGCATGGTATCAAAGAATTTTTCAATTTTCTTAAATTGACTTGAATCTAGTTGCTCTAAAAAATCAAGTAATTCTTTCTTTGTGCAATCTGATGCTGCCCAAGACTCATCTTCACTGAACACTTGTTCGATACATGAACATACCATATCAAAAGTATCTTCAACCTTCATCTCAACATTAAAGTTATTCTTCACAAATTCACCCATTGAAGGATACTTCATTCTCATGGATAGTTTTCCATCTAAGTTTATATCAACATCATGATCATCACTTCTCTTCACTTGTATCTCATCTAAATTAACCGTCACAGGAACTTTTGTTGTGTTGTCGTCAGGGCAAGTTATCATGACTTCAACTGTCTCACCAACAGACTTACCACGAATATTCAAGAACAAATATTCAATATCGAATGTCGATAACTTATCAATACTAATACCCTTTGTTAAAATACAACTACCCAATACATCTTTCACCGCCTCTGCGATTTGCTTATCATCTTGAGTTTCCATTGCGATGATAAGAATCTTCTCCTCCTTGACGAGAAATGGTCTGTATTTAATTTTTCGATTCGATGAAGGTATCGTCAAATCATAGGTAGGAGTGCTAATCTTTGGTAAAGGCATAATTATTCAATTCAGTAAGTATATTTATAGGGTGATTTAAGATCCGTAATCTGGATCATCAAAGTCTCTTCCCTCTTTATCAGTGGATGCTTTAACTCCACCACGACCTTGGTTATAGTCTTGCATTAATCTAATTCTATCATTTCTCGCTTTAATGTTGTTATATGTTCCTCGATACTTATCATATGTTGAAACTCGACCTGCTACATATCTATCAATATGGAAATTAACATTTAGTTTCAAAACCTCAGAATTTTCATACTTGATTGGTATATTACTCATTTGATATGGATATAGTCCAAAAAATGTATATTCCATTTCATTTTCATAATCTCTATCAAATTTAATAATCTTCGTTCCATACATTTTATAATCAAAAGGATACTCCATTTTGAAATAGTAGTCCTCTCTTATTTTATCATATCCTGAACCATTTGCAATAAATTCAATATAATGCTCAAAAAATTTGAGTAATTTATATTCCTTATCAACATAAAATTCAAGAGTTATATCAGGAAATATTCGAGCATGAGTCATGTTTTCAATCATGCCCTGATAGTTACCAATTATTTTTGTATCAGCAAGAGTGCTGCCTGGTATCACAGCATTACTACACAGCAAACCTGATGTTTCAGTCACAAATCTATATTCTACATCACGAACATTCAAATATTGTCTAACACCAAGAGGGACACCCCCAAAAATCACTTGATAGTGTGAAGTTTGTGCTAAATTGGTAAAGGTAGGTTTGAAATCTGATATTCTACGGGGTCTTACCACTCTAAATACCTAAAACTTGTCTTATTATTATTTAGATGTCCTACAAGGGTAAATATCAACCATCTTATCCTCGAAAGTATAGGGGTAATCCCACAAACATCATTTATAGGTCACTTTGGGAAAGAAAGTTCATGGTTTACTGTGACACAAATGAAAGAATACTTGAGTGGGGTAGTGAAGAAATGTATGTATGGTATCGGTCTCCAATCGACAAACGACCTCACAGATACTATCCCGATTTCTACATCAAAGTGCAAGAAAGTGAAGATGTTGTAAGAAAATATATTATCGAAATTAAACCTGATCGACAAACAAAACCACCCGCAAAACCAAAAAGACAAACAAAGGGGTATTTACGTGAAGCATATGAGTATGCAAAGAATCAAGCAAAATGGAGAGCTGCAGATGAGTGGTGTAAAGATCACGGATTCCAATTTAAAGTATTCACTGAGAAGGAGTTAGGTATAAGATATGGCACGTAGAGCAACAAGATTATCACCAAAGGCACTTCTAAGACTTAGATCAAAACTAATTGATCAAGGTTATGGAGAGTTTGAACAACCAGCAGACACACTTGGTAATCGAATTCGACCCATATCAGATAGTCTTGCACGAATTAAAAACCCAGATGATCTTGCTGAAAGAGTTAAAAGTGTTTTAGTCGAAGGTCCTGTGGTTCCCATACCTGGTTCATTATATGTTTTTCGATATATGGCGAAGACACCTGAGATTCGTTTTGACTTAAATCCATTAGTGCAAATAACAGAAGTTTTTGCTTGGGGTTTCATTGGATTTAATTTTCACTGGGGTCGTAATCGAAAATATACATATCCAGAGATACAAGGTGGATTGTATCAGGTAACAACTGATGAGTTGAAAGACCTTGAATTAATACCATTCCAGAATTTCCAGATGAAACCTCCTAAATAGTTAAAAAGATATGGCTCAATACACCGTTACCGATGAGTTTGACTCAAACACCTTTGGATCGGATGGTGGTGCTAAGACAACTGGAACTGGTGATCAAGAAAATGATACACCAATAATACCCAAATTATTATCTTATCCTTTACAGAGAAATAACGAAGCAGACACCGATTATATACAAATTGAAATTGCAGAATATAAACCACCTAAATTAGATTTACCTGCATTTAAAGGTGATTTTGCAACTGATGATGATGGTGTCTTTTTAAAAGATGCAGATAATAAAAAAATTCCAATATCAGTATTAGACGAAAGTAAAAATAATAATACTTTCGCTTTAAACACAGGTAGCACATCAAATAATTTTACAACACAGAGGAAAAAGAAACAAATCAAACATATTATAAACTTACCTATACCCCGAAATGTTACTGATACACAAGGTGTTTTATATGGTGAGGGTTCGCTTAATCCTCTTGAAGCGTTTGGTTTAGCCGCAACCACATCTGCAGTCAATAGTAACCTCACAAACATAGATAGTTTGAAGGGATCATTTAAAAGAATAACAAAGAGTGCTGCAAACTTCGCATCGGATGAACGACAACAACAGGCAATTGCAGCAGCGATATCAGGAACAGCAGTCGGTGCATTAGGTGGTAACGTAAGTGCAAATCAACTTGTAGCAAGAGCATCTGGACAAATATTAAATCCAAACCTTGAATTACTATTCAATGGAGTGGGCATAAGAACTTTTCCAATGTCTTTTATATTTTTTGCTCGTAATAGAAGAGAGGGTCAAGTTGTATTACAGATTATAAGAACTTTTAAAAAAGAGATGGCACCTCGAAGAACAAGTGAAGCAGGTGCTGGAGTTTTTATTGGTGCACCAAGTGTATTTCAACTTACATATAAACAAGGAAGAAAACAACATCCATTTTTAAATCGTTTCTTACCAGCAGTATTAAGTGATATGAAAGTGAATTATGCTGCGAGTGGAGCATACTCATCATTCTACGATGGAACTCCCACTCATATTCAAGTGGATATGCAATTCAAAGAACTCAATCCTATTTTCCACGAAGATTACAACGACGTTGGAGGAGTTGGATACTAATGACTTATTTCAGAGAATTACCTATAATACAATATCAATCACCATTTTCTACAAGATCGACATCTGAAGAATATGTAAATGTAAAAAATTTATTTCGTCGTGTTAAACTTCGTGATGACTTAAAACAATCAATTACATTTTTACAAAATTATTATGTGAAAGATGGATTTAGACCTGATCAAGTTGCAGAGGATTTGTATGGTCGCCAAGATTTAGATTGGGTCGTATTACACACAGCAGGTATTGTAAATGTCAGAGATGAATGGCCATTAACAAGTAAAGAAATATATGATTACTCTTCAAATAAGTATGGTAATGATCTAAATGAGATTCGATACTATCAAACAACAGAGGTAAAAGATTCGTCAGGAAATATTATTCTACCAAAAGGTAAAGTTGTTGATAAAGATTTTACGATACCTGATCCCTCTTCACCAACTGCAACTCTTAATCCAGTGGGTGGAGTTACAAACTATGAGCATGAATCAAACATCAATGAAGATAAAAGAAACATAACAATATTACGACCTTCATATCTAAATGTTTTCCTACTTGATATTCGAGAAATTATGACTTACAGCAAGTCTTCACAATATATCAACGGTAGAGTAGTTAGAACTGAAAATACAAGAAATACAGATCCAAATTAAAAGACCGTAGATTTCTCTACGGTCTCGATTTACTTAAGTAGTAAATTTAAATATGCTGCTATGACTAACAGTGTTAGACAGAGTTGATTGTATTTCACTCTTCAGCAAGTCTTGCAAAGTATGAGAGTGTATCTTCCTCATCAGCATCTGCACTAGCAGTTACTGGTGCTGAACTTGATGTGGTAGCAGCAGTTACAACTTGCTCTGCTCTTTCTCTCTCAATGATTTCTACTTCATCTTCTACTTCTGCATCTTGACGAGGTGCAGCATTTCCAAGAACTGAATTGAGACGTTTTTTCAATTCGTCGTATGACTTGAACTGATCAGAAGCAACTAATTCAGCGAGTGAATACTGCTTCTTCCACAATGCTTCAAGAGCATCATCATCATCTAAGACAGGACTTACTGCAGCAAATTCAGAACTATCATAGTTTCTGTAACCTGCTACATTCTTTGCCTTTAACTTAAAGTTAGCACCCTGCCAGAAATCAAATGGGTCGATTGCTTCTTCGTCTTCAAACTCAGGTTGCATCGCAGCAGTAAGTTTATCAAAGATTTTCTTACCATACTTGAATAGGAATACTTTCCCTTCATTATCTGGATTTGCAGGATCCTTCACAACATATATGTTGGAAATGTAAGTTAGTTTACGCTTTTGCTTTCTTGCTAACTCCTTTCCAGCGTCTGTTCCGTTGTTCCACAAAGATGTGTTGTATTCGGATACTGGATCTTTCTGACCTAAAGAAGTCAGAGAGTTTTCAATATACCAACCACCAGGTCCTTGGAAGGCATGTGAATATAATTTTACAAATGGTAAATCTTCACCATTTGGTGCAGGTAGAAATCTGATAACAGCATAACCATTACCTGATTTATCGACATCTAGTTTCCATAGACGGTCATCACCTGACCCTCCATTATTATTCATCTTCTCGACTTGCTTAACTAACTTAGCAGTCAAAGAACCTAATTTGGATTGTTTTTTTAAGTCTGCGAATGACATTTAGATTACCTCGGATTAATTTGGATTCGGGGGATGTTTAGATTATATCAGAAAAGTCCTCGTCAGTCAACTTTTCTTTCGCATTTGAAATAAATACGAATCTGATGATATTTGGGACTTTTGTACTCTTCTCTTTTTAAAGGTGTTGAGTATTCTCTGAGTGGATTACGGTGGATTGAAATTTGATCGTGTTTATGATACATAAAATAATTAGTGTAACTAATTATTTATGCAGTTTCGAGAAAAATTTTCAGTGCTTCAATAGTTGTGTGCATATTATCAAATAAGAATTTAATATCAGTTCCTTCTGGATAACCCATCAGTCTAACTGTTTTGTTTAAATCCTTTTTCATTTCGATTGCAGCAGGATCATCAGATAAAGACAGACGAGCATACATTACACGTTGACGATCTAACAAATCTGTTAGTTTAGTAACATGTTCTACTTGCTCATCATGTTCCATCATATGAAAAGAAATTAGTTTACCATAAACTTCTTCTTGAAGTTTATTAATTTTTCCTAATTCCTCTCTGATAATTTCAGAGTCAAAAAAAGCACTCATATCAATTCTCTTAGAACCTTCTTGTATTGGAATACATCTATATTTATGAAAGGAGTATATTTCCTTATTTTCATACTGACGGTTTCCCACACTGGATCAGATAATTTCTTATCAAAATCTTTTACAAATGAAAAGATTTGTTCAAGGATAACAAGTATCTCTAAATTGATTTCTCCACCTAGATACTTTTTAAGTAAAAGTGGATGACCATTAGAACAATCAAATAATTCTTCAAGATCATTATTATCTAAAAGATCAGTGATTGTTTCTTTAAAGATATATCCTAAACTCTGCTGAGTCTTCGACCACTCAGAATACGTTCGCTCACCAGAGTTTATAATTTCACCAATCCAAAGACTTTGTGGATTATCAGCAGATACAAAGTTAGATACTAAAAATTCTACAATTTGTTTATCTGGATATTTTCTTGATGTTTTCTCAAACCAATACTTATCTTTTCTCTTATTAAAGGATGTTATCTTTGCTCTTGATCTACCACCATACTTAAAATAATCATATTTCGGATTTGAAAAATGATTTTTTACAGAAAGATATGTTTGATAGGTTTCAAATGGTGTCACTTTCATCTTCTGCCTCACATTCTAATTCTGTAATTGAATCTACAGGCACTTCTGCCTTACCAATACGATACCAATGTTGATCTATACCAATACTATCAGGTCTTATACCCAAGTATTGTAAATCGGGGAAAGAATGCTCACGAAGCATCGCTTGCAATCTCCAGTGAATTAATTCTGATTTTTTCATTATAAAGGTAATTTTGCTCTTGATGTTTTCTTCATATAGTTGAGACGAGTTGCATCCCACTTCAATCTTTCTTTTAAAGATTTTGATATGAGTTTCGTTACTGATTCTATCTCAAGATTGTTAATCTCGCAATAGTAACAAATCGCATCAATGTAATTAAATTCTTCTTCAACAACAATCTTTTCGATTTCCATTGCAAATTTTTGAGGAGTTAGAAACTTACTCTCAATTGCTTTTTCTAGTTCATTGATTGGTTCCATAGAGCTCCAGTTTATCTGCAACAAATTTTCTAATGTATTCCCCAAGCAGTTTGATATATTTTGCTTTGTTGTATTCTTCGTAGACGACACATTCTCCATTTTCACAAGCCATAATGATTACAAGTTTTTTTACTGATATGTTTTTTAATTCATACAGCATACATCCATAACCCATTGCTTGAACAAAATAATGTTCAATCCAATCTCTAGGTTTTGGTTTTTTAGATGTTTTAAAGTCGATTATTGCTAACTCACCATCATAATCAGCGATGCAGTCAACAGTTCCAGCGATACCTAGTTGCCTACTATATAGGGCACCTTCCAGAGTATGAATATTATCAATTTTATTTAATTCTGGTTTAGATATCTTAAATAAAAAGTCTGATAATGGTTGAACTTTTGGAAGTTTATCATCATTTTTAAGGTAATGTTCAGTTAAAGTATGCATATCTGTTCCACGAGATGTTGCTGCTTTAGTGATACGATCTGCCTCTTCAGTTCCGACTCTTTTTCTCCAATCAATAAAAATTTGTTTATTATAATGACTGGTGATTGATGTGATTGAAACTAATTTAATTAGTTCATCTTCATCAGGTATCTTATAGTATCTTACACCATCTATGGTCTCTCTGTCTAGATGAGGTAAATTTATATCAACGTGATTAAAAGTCATGCCAGACAACTGACCTCCTTTCATAGTGTTCTTGATTTGGTTGTTCAATATAGTAATACAATGCGAGTGAATATCTTTCAATATTCGGTGGAGTTTTTAAAGGAATTGGATGTCCATGAACTGATCTATCTGATAATGTAAAAATAACTGCTCGATTAAAAATTGGTTCAATCTTTTTCGTACATTTTTTAATATCCATGTCCCATAATTCTAAACACCCTTCCCATTCACGTAACCAATTAGGATTCAAATAAAGAAGTAAATTTAGAACACGAAAATAATTTGTCTGGGGAT